GATCGAAACAGAAGATACTGAATATTATGATCTTCAGCCCCATCGTGGTTGGACTTCATTGGACATAGAGTTTGATAATTATATGCAAATTGCTTATGATGCTTTTTTTGAAGGCTTTATGGCAGACAAAGCCATCGACAACAAGGTGACGAATTTTGCCTCATTCCTTAAAGTCTTTTCGGGATTCATTTCACGCATTACTCCTAAGTTTGTATTTACAAAAACTGCGTTTATTTCTTCACGCTATGGAACACCGCTGGGGTGTGGTCTTATGCTTGATCTTGCAGTTGAACAAAACGATGATGATGCTGTCAAGTATGATAAATTTATTCAAGATAAAAATTTCACATTCTTTACTAAAGCCGCACAACAATTTGGATTTCTTCTCGACAAAAATGCGCCATGGCGAATCGTTGCGGATTTAGGATCTGTGGCTATGCAAAACTATATGCGGAATTACGGCTTGACCCTTAACAATGTTTTCCGCGTGGCTTATGCCCCAACCTACAAAACAGACATCGAGACACTAAAAGGATACTTGGTTGAATTTTATAATGCCTATGCCTCCAACCGTCCAGAAGTGAGGGTAGTAAAAGATTCATCCAATAGACAGAACGCCCTATCCACAACGATCCACAAAAGAATTTTGGTGGACGTGGTTTCACCCATTGAGTTCAATGATCTTTATTGGCTCAAGTATTATTTATTTATTCGGGGAAAAGAAATGAACCGACCTTGGAGGCAAGTAACCTTTGACCGACTTTTTCGAACGGCAAGCCAGCTTTATAAATTTCAAAACTATAGCAAAGCACTAGCCTATATTAATCGCAGAGTGAGGAATAAAGAATTTAAATTTTTACCCTTGACTAACTCAGAAAGTGCTGGTAAGATTAACTTCGATTTTTTAAATACTGTAACGACACAGTTGTTTAGATTATTCTAAAGAGGTTGGAGTGCTTTTCGAAATAATTGATCAGAAACAAAAATGCCAAAACATATATTCGGAAAACGAAATCATTACTCAACCTGATTATGATAAATTAAGAAAGACTTGGGCATATCATTCAACCCTAAAGGGCTATGACATTAAATATGCATCCTTGTACGCCAAGACGAGAACCCTTGACGAGTGTTGCCCCGATGAACTAAAGGAAGAATGGTCCACCATTAAGAAAAAATACTCGGCTTATATTAAATCTTTCCAGACTGGTTTTTGCGAACTGGATGAGGAATGTTTTTATGATTTAGTTCCACACAGCTTTGTAATCGAATATTTTAGTCTCAAGAGTCAAATAACCGATTATATATTATCTACTACTCCAGAACCAGAAGACTATAATTTTTTAGTTGAGTTGGCGGAATTATTAACTGATATTCGAGATCATAAATTATTAATTGAGCCGAAGGAAATTGCTGACAAACTTCACGAAACTAAAACTCGAAGTTTTTATTCCAAGCTAAATGCGGTAAGACCATTTATCGACTACAATATGTTTGGGACGATTACTGGTCGCCTGACCACACATAAAAATTCTTTTCCTTTACTTACAATGAGCAAAGATTACCGGCGAGTGGTTAAGCCAACGAATACTTGGTTTATTGAATTGGATTTTAATGCGGCCGAGTTGCGCTGTCTTCTCGCGCTGAACGATCAAGAGCAGCCACAGCAGGACATACATGATTGGCATGGATCAATTTTTAATAGGCTATCAGATCATAAGTTGAGCCGTGACGATATTAAACGCAAAATCTTTGGATGGCTCTATGGTCCCTTGGGGGCATCACTTGGTATTCCCCAAGTAGAAAAACACTATGACAAAAGAAAAGTATTAAATAAATATTGGGACGGAAGCGTTGTTACCAATCCGTTTGGTCGAAAGATTATAGCCGACGAGTTCCATGCTCTCAATGCAGTTATACAAAGCACCACTTCCGATACATTCTTAAGGAGAGCAATCGCAGTAAATAAATTATTAGAAAATAAAAAGTCCTTTACAATGGGGCTCATTCACGATAGCATGGTAATTGACTTTCATCGGGAAGACAAAGATCTTATCGATGATATAATTAAAGAATTCGGTGATACGGATTTAGGAAAGTTTAAAGTGAACACCAGCCTTGGAACACACTTTGGAAACTTAAAGAGGTTTAGATGACAACAAAAAAATATAATAAACTCGTGAGAGATAAGATCCCAGAGATTATTAATGAGCAGGGAAAGAAGTGCAAAGTTTATGTAGCCGTCAATGACGACTACCAACAAAGACTCAAGGACAAACTCACAGAAGAAGTTCAAGAGTTTCTTGAGGAGCCATGCGTAGAAGAACTAGCGGACATTCAGGAAGTTCTTTTATCAATTGCTGAAATAAATAAATGGGATCTTGAAGGGGCACGGATTATCAAAAACCGAAAACGCGGAGGATTTTGGAGGCGTTATGTTTTACAAGAGGTTTCGGAATGAGCAAGAAATATAAATTAGTTTATATAGAAAACGGCGAAGAAGTTACATTAGTAAGTACAGATCCAGACGCGATAATGATAGTCCTCAACGAGAAGGTTTCTAATCATGTTGGTCGGTATCGCAATAGCCCCACATTTGAACTGGTGTCATACGGCGAAACTAAAGAGAAATAAATGGATACAGTAATCGGACTAGGCAAAGCAGGTTGTGCAATCGCAGATAGCTTTGGTGAATATTCTCAATATAAGGCATATAAAATAGACATAGGCTTGACGCCTAGTGCGAATACGTTTAGTTTAAAAGAGGGTCAAAACATTGAAGATTATGAAAAGAATTGCCCCGATGCGTCTAAATTTTTTGAAGGAGTGAGTGGTGATATTTTATTCGTCGTCGGTGGTGGTGGGAAATCCTCACTTGCCTCACTATCGCTTTTAGAATCGCTTCGGCATTGTAACATTAATGTACTATACCTAAAGCCTGAAGAAGATTTTTTAGGAGCCCAGGGAAAATTAATTAATAATTTGGTATTCAATGTTTTGCAAGAGTATGCTAGGTCGGGTATTTTTGATCGGCTCTATCTTGTGGACAATGTTTTAGTAGAGAGAGCAATCCCCCCTACGTCGTTGAAGAACCACTATATTAATCTTAATGAAGCCATCGTGTCTTCGTTACATATGATTAACATATTCAATCACATTCCTTCAGTAACCGATACATTTTCTTCTTTACCGGAAGGGGCCCGCATTTCTACTATTGGATTTGTGGAACCAAAAAAAAATGTAGATAAGATGTTTTTTTCTCTTGACAACGTGAGTGATCGGGTATACTATTATGCTTGTAACAAGATGAGACTGGAAACAGAAAACAATTTGTTCGGAGAGATAAAGAATTCTCTTAAGAGAAAAATGGAAGCCGATGTGCGGGTTTCATACGGAATCTTTGAAACTGATTATGATGAAGATTACATTTATTGTGTCGCGCATACTTCAGCCATTCAAGGGCAAACAAAAACAAATGGGGGGTCGGAAGATTTGCCGACCTCACCTTAAGGAGATAAAATAAAATGGCATTAGATTTAGCAAAGATGCGAGCGAAACTACAGGAATCCGAATCGGGTGGAAAGAAAAGCGATAATGCTTTTTGGCGACCAACCGAGGGGGATCAAGAGATTCGACTTGTACCAACTGAGGATGGAGATCCGTTCAAGGTTTTTCACTTTCATTATAACTTAGGTGATAATGTTCGTGGTGGTGTGTTGTGTCCCAAGCGGCAGTTTGGTGACGGTTGTCCGGTTTGTGAATTCGCTTCACAACTATGGCAAGAGGGAACTGATGAGAGCAAGAAAATGGCAAAGAGCCTTTTTGTTCGTCAGCGATTTTTCACACCTGTAATTGTGCGGGGTGAAGAAGAAGCGGGTGTTCGCATCTGGGGTTATGGAAAGACAATATACGAAGCGTTGCTTGGTTATGTTTTGAATCCTGATTACGGTGATATCACTGAGGTACAGACGGGAGTTGATTTTACATTGACCTATACTTTGCCGAAAACTAAGGGTGCATTTCCTGTAACTAATCTTGTGCCAAAGCGCAAGTCATCTGCGCTTGCTCCTAAAGGAGAGATCAAATCTCTTTTGGATTCAATTCCTGATATTGATGCCTTGTTTGCCAAGAAAAGCACTGCTGAAGTTCAGGCGATTTTGGAATCGTATCTTGATCCTTCGGGCGGAACGATGGAGGCTGTTAGTGCCACCGCACCTTCCGGTGTTGATGATGCCATTCGGGAATTATCAGCGTAGATAAAAACTGTAGTAGGTTTGTAGAGCCCCGTGTTGTCTTGTTTGTTGGTTTATTCAGGCGTTGCACGGGGCTTTACTTTTTTGGGAGAATAATATGAGCAACGGAAACTTATCATCGAAAGATATTTTAAAACTAATAAACAAAAAAGCGGGAAGAACGATTGCCTTTACTGGGGATCAAGAGAATCCCGCTGATGTAAGGGAATGGATCTCCACAGGCTCACGATGGCTCGACTCCATTACCTGTCGTGGCCAACTCGCAGGTATCCCAGTTGGTCGCTGCACCGAGATCGCTGGCTTAGAAAGTTCAGGTAAGTCTTATATGGCTGGACAAGTAGCGAGGGAAGCACAGAAGAAGGGCATTAAAGTTCTCTACTTTGATTCTGAATCTACAATGAGCAAAGAGTTTTTAGAGAAGCTTGGTTGTACGGTAGATGGGGAGGATAGTGTTATCATAATCCAGCCTGATGATATTGAGCAGGTATTGGAATCAATGGAAACCGTTATGGCTGGTGATCCCGACACTCGTTTCTTATTTATTATTGACTCGCTTGCGATGACTCCATGTCGTGCGGATCTGGAAAAGGATTTCAATCCCCAATCTTCTATGGCACAAATGCCTCGCGTTCTATCTTTGGGTATGAAGAAATTGGTGGTGTCCTTGTCTAGAACACAATCAACCTTGTTGGTGTTGAACCAACTTAAAACAAATATCAATGTCACTAACCCAATGATGATGCTTTCACAACCTTGGTTTACTCCTGGTGGCAAGGCTATGATCTATGCCTACTCATTAAGAATATGGCTCACGGGACTAAAAGGAAAGAAGACCTTTGTAGAAGATGAAGCAGGTTTTAGAATCGGCAGCGAAGTGAAAGCCAAGCTAGAGAAATCCAAGTTTGGAACACAGGGTCGCATCTGTAACTTTAAAATTCTATGGGGAGGCGAGGATGTTGGTATCCTCAATGATGAATCCTTATTGACTGCGATCAAAACATCGGACAAGTTAAAGAATAGTGGAGCGTGGTTTACGCTTGATGGATACGATAAGAAATTCCAAGGCGCAACATTCCCTAAGCTAATGCAGACCGACGAAAAGTTTGCCAAACTTGTTTATAAGATTATGGATGATGAAGTCATTCGTAAATTTGAAACCAAGACTGGCAACTCACAAGACTTTTATGGCGATGAAGAAGTAAAAGTCAATGCCGAATAAAATTCTAATCATCGACGCGATGAACGCCTTCATTCGCAATTATGTTATGAACCCCAGCATTAGTGCGACGCCCATCGGTGGAACGAAAGGCTTCTTGATGTCTTTACAAAAGACGGCACGAGAGATAAATCCAGATAAGATAATTGTTGTTTGGGATGGTGGAGGTGGTAGCGCCAAGCGCAGAACCTTGGCGAAGCAATACAAAGAAGGACGTAAGCCACTCAATCTAAACCGAGCCTATAGCGGTATGGACGCGCTAGAAGAAACACAAAATCGTTATGATCAAATGAAACGCACCATTGAGTACCTTAACCAGATGCCCGTTGCACAATTGATGGTAGAAGATATTGAGGCGGACGATGTTATAGGATACATTTGTCATATGCCGTCGCTCAAAGAAGACATAAAAATTATTGTGTCGATGGACAAAGATTTTTATCAACTGTGCTTGAGGAGTTTGATATTCACCCTAACAATTTTGCTCTTGCCCGAGCCATTGATGGCGACAAGTCTGACAACTTACCGGGCATAAAGGGCGCGGGCATGAAGACAATATCTAAAAAATTAAGTTTCTTGCGGGAAGAAAAATCTTATACTCCCGACGAGGTGTTTAGATATTGCAGAAGTGATGAGACTGGGCTCAAATTATATAAAGATATTTTAAAGGAGAAGAAAAAAGTCGAACTAAATTATAAATTAATGCAACTTTATTCTCCCTCGATTTCTGTCAAAAATTCAATACACATAAAAGATACAGTGGAACAGTTTGCTCCTACCCTCAATAGAACCGAAGTGTTAAAAATGATGGCCACTGATGGCATACACGAATACAACTGGAACCCGTTATTTCAGAAATTTAGATCGTTTCTTGCCGCCCACCGAGACTATTTACTCCGTGGCACTTAATAAGACTTGACACTTTTGAACCACATATTCAGGAACCGAGACTTATAATGACTTTAAAAACCGACACCCCCTCCTTTTCAAAATATGGCAAATCCTTTCAGGAAAAACTAGCCTTTCTTATATTAGATGATCGCGTCTTTGCTGATCGGATGGTAGAAGTATTAGATGTTGAGTTTTTAGAATTCAAACATCTGCAAGTTTTTGTTCAAAAAATATTTAATTACAAAACAAAATACGGGACACAACCATCGACGGAAATAATGAAGACGATTGTTAGATCTCAAATCGAAGACGAAAATGAAACACTTCAGAAACAAATAAGAGAATATTTTGCCTATGTATTGTCGGACATTAAAATATTACAGTCAGCCGAATTTGTAAAAGACACCGCTTTGGAATTCTGCCGTAAGCAGAAGTTACGAGAGGCGATGATAAAATCATCTACACTCCTCCAAAAATGCTCTTTTGATGAGATTTCTGTACTCATAAATGATGCGTTGAAGGCTGGTGCCAATGCAGATTTTGGTTACGATTATATCAAAGATTTTGAAAAAAGATTTGAACTTAGTACCCGCGAAACAATCACAACGGGATGGGAAAAAGTAGATCAGATCACCGGGGGTGGTGGTGGTCGCAAAGAACTGGGTGTCGTAATCGCTCCTACTGGTGTGGGAAAGTCAATGGTGCTAGTTCATCTTGGCGCGACTGCCCTGAAAGCCGGAATGACTGTGGTCCACTACACACTTGAGTTGGGTGATACTGTTATCGCTGGTCGTTATGATTCCTGTATCACGGGAATTCGTTTGAACGAAGTCAAGGATCGCAAAGTGGACATCAAGAAAACTTTAGATGGCTTAGACGGAAGTCTGATCATAAAAGAGTATCCTACGAAAACAGCCACCACGAATACTATTCGCGCTCATCTTGAAAAACTCAAACAACAAGGCATCATTCCAGATATGATCATTGTTGACTATGCGGATCTGTTGCGCACATTGTCTGCGCGTAAAGAAAAGAGAGAAGAACTAGAAACGATTTATGAAGACCTCCGCGCCATTATGCAAGAAAATAATTGTGTTGGGTGGACAGCTTCTCAAACCAATCGAACAGGGCTTAACCAAGAAATCATTACCATGCAAGCAATTTCCGAGGCATTCAATAAATGCTTTATAGCAGATTTTATTTTTTCCGTTTCAAGAACCTCCGAAGATAAACAAACAAATGGCGGAAGAATTTATATTGCCAAGAATAGAAACGGCACTGATGGCTTGGTGTTCTCTATCTTTATGGACCCATCTAATGTTGATATCAAAGTACTGGGTAAATATGAAAATGATGCGGCATCATCACCCGCACTTTCAAACGAAGAACAAGTTAAATTTATGCTAGACAAATACAAAAAATTAATAAAGGGGACGAATTAAAAATGGACATTTCAAGCAAGATCTTATCAGACATAACTGTCTTTATGAAGTATGCGAAACATATTGAGGAAAAAAATCGTAGAGAAAATTGGAAGGAACTTGTTGGAAGAAATAAAGAAATGCATCGTAAAAAATATACGATGCTTAATGGAGAGATAGATGCGGCATATAAATATGTGGAAGACAGGAAGGTTCTTCCCTCTATGCGTTCAATGCAGTTCGCGGGGAAGTCAATTGAAATTAGCCCTAACCGTATTTATAACTGTGGCTATTTGCCTGTCGATGATTGGCGAGCTTTTAGTGAAATTCTTTTTTTGCTTTTAGGCGGGACCGGCGTTGGCTTTTCAGTACAAAAACATCATGTAGAAAAATTACCTGAGATTCGCAAGCCCCGAGCAGATCGTAAGCGTCGTTTTTTAATTGGTGATTCTATTGAGGGATGGGCTGATGCCGTTAAGGTATTAATGCGTTCTTATTTTGAGGGAACTTCCACAATAGATTTTGACTTTAGTGATATCAGATCCAAGGGTGCAAAGCTTGTAACTTCTGGGGGCAAGGCTCCTGGTCCCGAACCGCTAAAGACTTGTATTCGTCAACTCAAGGGCATCTTAAACGAAAAGAACGACGGTGATCAATTGGAGCCAATCGAGGTTCACGATATTGTTTGCCACATCGCAGACGCAGTTTTGGCAGGGGGCATAAGACGTGCTGCTCTTATTAGTTTGTTTTCAGCGGACGATAAAGAAATGATTTCCTGTAAGTCTGGTAGTTGGTGGGAAACAAATCCCCAACGGGCGAGAGCGAACAACAGTGCCTCTCTCGTAAGACATCGCATACGCAAGAAATTTTTTAAAGAACTATGGCAACGCATACAGCTTTCTAATTCAGGAGAACCAGGAATTTATTTTACCAATGATAAAGATTGGGGAACTAACCCGTGTTGCGAAATTGCCTTACGACCTTTTCAGTTCTGCAATCTTTGTGAAGTAAACGTTTCCGATGTAACGAGTCAAGAAGATTTAAATGAGCGAGTGCGAGCAGCATCTTTCCTGGGAACGCTTCAGGCTGGATATACACAGTTTCATTATTTGAGATCTGTTTGGCAACGCACCACAGAGCGTGAAGCATTAGTTGGAGTGAGTATGACCGGCGTGGGTTCTGGCAAGGTACAGGAATTTGATCTTGAAGAAGCCGCACAAGTCGCAGTAGAGGAAAACAAAAAGGTTGCCGACTTGATCGGTATTCGCTCCGCAGCAAGAGTGACTACCATTAAGCCAGCAGGCACGTCTTCTATTGTTCTTGGTTGTTCTAGTGGAATACACGCATGGCATAGTGATTATTATATTCGTCGATTGCGTGTAGGAAAGAACGAAGATATATATCACTACTTGTCTGCAAATCATCCAGAGTTAGTAGAGGATGAGTATTTCAGACCACACGATACGGCTGTTATTTCAGTTCCTCAAAGAGCCCCCGAAGGTGCAATCTTGCGTGATGAAACTGCCCTACAACTTTTGCAACGAGTGAAAGGATTTTCAGAGAAATGGATTCGTCCGGGTCACAATTCGGGAAACAATACCCATAACATTAGTGCGACAGTTTCTATCAAAGAACATGAATGGGACGAAGTGGGCGAATGGATGTGGAAGAATCGTGAATTTTATAATGGACTATCTGTTCTTCCGTTTAGCGGTGGAAATTATGTCCAGGCACCATTTGAAGATTGTGATGAGACTACATACAATAGTATGCTCGACTCACTAAAGGAGATTGACTTAACCAAGATTATAGAAGTGGATGACAATACTAATTTGTCTGGTGAAGTAGCATGTGCCGGTGGCGCATGTGAAGTTAAATTTATCTAAACTAAAAGGAAATAAAATGGCAACAATAACGATTACAGAAGAAAAGAAAAAGCGCGTAACGGATCTCATTAAGTCTTACCGCGCAATCGACGGAGCAATTCAGCCCTTTCAAGATCAGCGTAAGGACTTGCGCATCGAATATATTGAAAACCAATGGCTTACTAATAATGAGATTTCATTAGTCAAAAAAGCCTATAACGCGGTGAAGACAAAGGTAGATTTAGACGACCTAGGCACTTTTATGGAAATCGTAAAGAAGGAAATGCCCGGTGTGTAAGTTCAAGCCGTTTAATAAACACTTCAAGCCGTTTAATAAACACTTACTTGTCCAAAAAATACCGCAGGTAAAAAAACCAGATTTGAGCCCTGTTCTGATTCCTGACGGCGCTGCCCTCGGCGACCAGGAAAGGTACGGTTTGGTTAAGTTTGTTTGCGCGGCTAAAGATTGCGATTTGTTCTTAAGAGATCTTAATCCCGATCAGCCCACTTGGGCAACGCAAAGAGGAACGATGGATGACGTATTTACCACCTCTGCAAAGAATAGCGGAAATGCTTCGCTGGTTGTAGATAAGTCCATGATCGAAGAAATAAAAATTGAGGATAACACGTTTAACATCATTCATCAAAATTATGTTGTCGGCGTGATTGATGAATAAGGAAAAAGTATGAAAAAAATAACTTTAACAGATTTAAAAAATATGGTTGTGGAGGCTACGGATGCGTTATCGGACCACGGCTCTCTAGTGCTAGAGAAGCCAACAAAACAGCAACTTAACGAAACTACTTTATCACGGGTAAAGGATAATATAGAAAATAAAAATATTCCCTTTGTTATGTTGACAGCCCATCGCGGAGTAGATAAAGATTTGCCACCAGCAGAACAAGACAAACAACGAGAGATAAATAATGATAATCAACGTAAACTCAAGGTTCGTCTTAAGGCATCTGGATTTCCTTGGGTGGACATGCACCGCAGCGGATATAAACAAGGCGGCCCCAAAGGGGTTGTGGTGGAAGAATATTCTGTCCCAAGTGGTAAAAGTCTTTTTGACACAGCGCGAATGCTTGCCGCAGATTACAAGCAAGATTCATTTCTTTATGGAGGTCCAGATCGAGACAATCCAGAAGAATATTCTATTCGCCTCTATACTAATACCGGAGAACCTATCAAAGACGTTTGGGCTGGTGGCGATAAAGGATATACGGAACTCGGTGTCGTTGAAGATGCCGAAGCCGAATATTGGTCTATGATTGATAATAAGAAAACTCAATTTAAAGAAATGTATGACAAGTGGAGCGCCTTCCGCCCTAAATCAAAAACAGAAGCGATGAAAAAACAATACTATCTCAAATTGGCTGAAAGCAAGA